TCACGGGGACGGCGCAGCGGTGACCTCGATTGCCGCGGTCGCCGCCTCGGCCTGCTTCAGCGCGGCAAGCTGCTCCGCTGCCGTTGCTGCATACCGCGCTGCCAGTAGACCGCGTTCAGCCAGCGACATCGCCAGGCGCACGCGCGCGGCGCGCTCTGGGGATAGGAACGGAAGCACGAGGGAGGCGGTCGCCGCGATCCGATCGTATGCAGCCTGAGCCCGATCGATCGCGGCCCCGATCTGCGCCGCCTGCCCGGTCGACGGGGTCGGCATCGTCGCGCAGCTGGCGAGCATCATCGACGCCGCGCATAGCGTAGCGGTCAGCATCTTCTTCATGGTCAGTCCTTCGCTTGAGAAATCAGGCCCAACCGCCGGCGACGAGCGCGGCTTGGAAGGACATCGCGTATCCCGCGACCTTCTCGGCGCGGTCGATCCCGTTGATGATGCGGCGCGCCGAGGCGAACTGGACGGTCGTCGCTGGCCCGTTCGCGGGCAAGTAGCTGGCAAACCGCTTCCCGGTGAACCAGCCTTCGGTCATGCCGAGCACCATGATCTGCGCGGAGATATCGGTCTCGAGTGCGCGATCATAGTTCGACGTCAGCGCGCCCTTCAGCCCGAGCTCGTCGTCTGCAGTCTCGTAGTTGTAGTCGTGGGTTAGCTGGACATCGCCCCGTCCGTAGGCGATCTGCCCGCCATGCTTGCCCGGCTTGCCATACGCCTTGCCTCTGCCGCGGCCGATCTCTGGAACCGGCTGCATGCGCTGGGCGGTTTCATGAAACGAGGTGGCGAGCCCGTACGCGACGTACGCCAGGGGCGAGGCCTGCGCGGCGAACGCGGCCAGCTTCGCCTGGATGCCCTCGACCTGCGCCTTCGTCATCGTCCCGAACAGTGGGCGAATCGACGCGAAGAATTTGTCCGGAGACGCCAGCCCGTGCGCCGGGCGCGCAGGGGCGGTCGCCGGCTTTGATGCCGTCGCCATATATATTCCCTTCGGTGTGAGACGATATTGCGGGTTAGCAGTTCAGCCGGTGCCGGGGTTTCCTCCAACGTGCTCCGGCCGGCCCGCCTCGCGCTCCCGGTGCGCTAGAGGCGGGCCGTTACGGCGCGGGCTTCTCGGGAGGCTGGAACAGGTCGCTGCCCCGCTTCACCCATGCCAGGCAGGCGCTGATCAGCAGGACGCCAGCCGAGCCCAGCCCAGTGCCGTAGACCAACGCCCAGAAGGGCTCAGGACGTAGGCGGATGATCATCCCCGCCGTGAACAGCAGGGTCAGCAGCGACACGGGAAGGTCGACGCCCCAGCGATGATCCTTGCGGTCTTCCTGGCTGACGTAGAACCGCACGGCGAGGCACGCGCAGATGCCGGCGATCATGCTGCCGGTCTCGAACGGGTACCCGACGAAGTAAGAGATCTGGGGGACGCTTTGCGCGACGACCGCGCCCTTGTCCTTCGCGATGGCGGTAGCCGCCACTGGTAGCGCCGCGCCTGCGGTCGCAATGAAGCGCCACATTAGCGCGTGCTCACAACGCCGATCGCAGCGATCAGGCTCAGGAGGGTTATGCAGGCGGGACGTCGTAGCTGCTCGCGCTTGGCCCATATCCGGAGGGGCAGGGGCTGGCGCTTCAGGTGCTCGGACATTCCCTTGCCGGAAATTTCGAACATCGCCAAGGCGAGCAGCCCCAGCGTGAACGCGATCGGGTCGGTCATGCGCTGGAACGTCAGCAGCCAGGCAGTTGCCGCGGCGTTCGTCGGATCCCAGCCCCAAAGGACCATTGCGGCTGGGCCGAACCGGATCGCCATAGCCGCGCTGACTGCCCCACCGAACATCCGCCACACCGTAACAGGGTGGCTGAGCTTGTCGGTCGACCAGTTGCGTCGGATGTCGCGGGCCATCTTCAGGGCCAGCATCGTCGCGATGATGAAGCCCGCCGTGAAGCCGGCGAGGTTCACCACGACGAGCCACCCGTGCCCGTTGAAGCTGGGCGGCGCGACCGTCATCGGGCCGCGGGCGATGGCTTGTACTGCATAACTTACATTGTCTATCGCGGTCATGCGTCATCCCTTCCCGCGACCGTATGTGTCGCGATGGTGCTGGTGATTGATGTTGGCGTTTAGTCAGAAGGAGGCGCGGCTAATCGCGCGGACGCCTGCTACTGCCCGCTACCTATGAAGATCGAGGATGGGCGGGTTCACGGGTTAGCCAGAACCGAAACGGCTGCTATTGAAGCTAGTCAGGTTCAGCGCACTGGAGAAACCATGCACGCAATGATGATCGTGATCGCGTTGAGCGCCGCAGGTTCGATCACATGGCGGCTACTCAAGGAGCGGAAGCGCTCCAGGCGCAGGCTGGCAATTCGGCAACGCCATGACGCCGATGCCCTGCGGAATCGGGAGTTAGCTCAGCAGCGCGAAGCGAAGCTAGCCGCCGATAGCGCACGGCGATAGGCAGCCCGGATCCCTCTTATGCTGGTTGGAGCGGTGGAGGGCTAAGCCGTCGCCAGAGCGACTTACCAACGCCGATCGCACTCTTTTCAATTTGGGTATAACTCACCCAGCTCAACCCGAAAGTCACCACAGCGGCGACGATTTCGGCAAAGAACAATCCGACGGACGCTCGTAAATAACAGACGGAAAGCAGCAGCACGGGGAAATGCAAAAGATAAAAACTGTACGACAATTTGCCCATCATATCGATCGGCTTAGACTGTAAAAGTGCGGTAAGCCGGTTTCGTGATGACGCTAGAACGATAGCGATTGCACTCCCTATGGCGGCAAGATGAGGGGTCCACGTAGACGCGGACTCCGGTAGGGTCATCGGCATCGAATAAAGGACTAGCGCTAGTGCCAGAAGGCCCGCGGCCTGGAACCGGCTGGCTGTCGCGCCGAACGTTGTAAGCGCCTGCCAGTGCCGCGCCATTAGCGCGCCGAGGGCAAACATCGGCAGAAAATACAGGGCATCAATCCAAGCCAAGCAGTAGCAGATTGCCAGCACCGCAATCGACATCGCGCCACGCGCGCCCTGCTGAACAAGTATCAGCGCCGGAACAACCAGCGACATGCGCATCTCAATGGTCATGCTCCACACAGGAGGATTTATAAGATGGCTGTTAAACTGAGGCACAAGCAGGACGTGGCGCACGATTTGAGTCGCGGGGATCGACGCTATACCGCCAGTCCAGAACGACGAGCCCCACTCGCTCACGCCGGCCATGCGAGCGGGATCATACAATATGATCGCCGCCAACGCGAACGCGAGTGCGGTCAGGTATGCCGGGTAGATCCGGAACACCCGCTGAACGAAGAATTTCCCATAGTTCATTGGCCTACCGCCCTGCAAAAAGGGCAGGCTCAGCACGAATCCGCTCAGCACAAAGAATAGGTAAACAGGCGCATGTCCTTGATAAAAGGCCGCGATCCATGGTGTTTGGGCTATATCGGTGAAACGGCCGGGCGGGGCGATAGCTACCGCGTGTCCGATGAAAACCATCGCAGCCGCGATGCCACGCAGCCCGTCTAACTCTTCGAGCCGCTTGCCCATCATTTACCCCCGTTGATTTAAGGCAAGCTATCATGCCTTTGCCGTGACCCTCAAGCCGCCTTAACAGTACCCGCTGATCGACTGTATATAGCAGTTACAGAAGCGCCCGCAGCAATTATGTCGCCATTCACTGACCCGGCTGACGTGGCGAGCACCAACTGTAAAGCTTGGTTAGTACCGTTGCGTATCCGACAACCGCTTCTTACCATGCCTGCGCCGACCGTGAGCTTACGTGCAGCAGTTAGGGCGCCGGTTATGTCGATAAAGCCATAATTAATAGGCTCGGTGAGAAGCGTCGTATCAGCGTCTGACAGAGACAAAGTTTTGTAATTCCCGACGATGGTAGAGGTCCCATCATCGAAGGGAGCGACCGAGTTATCAAGAGCGCTACCTTGCTGATCCGCGTATGGGCCGGTTGCAGGTTTCACTATAGTCGTGCGTCCTGAAACTGTATTCCGGATCACCGAGTCCGTGAATCGGATAGTAGCAAATGCAGAAGTGTTTGCCGAGTTGTCGAAATGGCAATCTGCGAAGTCGCAGAACTTGGCCGTTCCCGTAAGGGTCAGCGCGTATCGTCCCGCTGGATCTGCGTTGATATACGTCTCGCGAGCAAACCGAGTACCATAACACCCTTTGACATACACGGCCTCCCCTTGGTTGGCCCCGCTGTTGAGGCTGTTTGTCGTAATGAAGTAATTGTCTGAAACGGCGCAGGATGCATCCATCCCTAAGAAATAGCAGGGTACGGCGCCAGCCGGATCCCCCAGCATGCGGTTATCCCGAACCTCGACGTTCGATATCTGTACGGTCACGCTGATCGCCGTGCTGGCAACGGTTTGGGGAACGGACACGGAGTAAGTCCCTGGTCCTCCCGTAGCGCCAGTAAGCTGCTTAACGATGTACGTGTTTGCCGCGATTGTGCCCGCCGCTAAACAGCACATGGGCGCGAGCCCGCCTACGACAGAAGTGACCGTTAGCACCGTGCCCGAGATGCTGCCGACGCACGAAACCGCGCCCTGCGCCGTTGGGTCGGTCGTGTTCATGGTAAGCATACGCCAGCCGCGGCCAAATTTCGAACCGCGGTTGCCAATTACTTGGCCATGAGAAAATCCGGTGTTCTCGATGCCGATATCCCGCAGATTTTCCATGTAGTTATTGTTGACCCGGAAGATCTGACCGACACCGTCGAGGCTGATCGCAAACCCGTACTGGCTGATCAGGCCGACATTCTTGAATGTGCAACCTACGACATACGCCTTCTGGAAGGCGGTATAGCGATCTTGGGCAGTGAAGCCGCGATTCATAAGCGTTATGGCGATCCGCCCGATATCCTCAAAGATACAATCTTCAAGCCATAGCCCGTCTACCACCGACGTATCAGTAAGATTATTAATTCGGCTACGAGGGAATGCGTTAAAGCCGCTGGTGTTTGCGTTAGGGGCGCTGAATTTACAACGTCTAAATCTCACATTCCTCAGTGAGTTCAAGTTACAGTATACTACCGCGAATGTGGCGTCCTCAGTAGTGTTAGCGTAAGTTGTTCTAAATGATATGTCCTCTATGGTTGCATCACTTGAATCAATCATTCGAATGACCCTGTAATCAAAGTCACCCTCAATAGTTGTTAGGCCGGGGACACCCCGAATGACAGTTCTGTTAAATGCGCTCACGATAAGCGACTTAACCTTCCATGTGCCCGCTGGCAGGAAGGCTACCCTACCCTGCGCTCGAGCGAAAAAGTCGACGATCGTTGCGGTATCGTCCAAGCCATTCGCGGGTGCGCTGGGATAGACTACATTATTCGCCAACGCCCGAGCCACCGGATCGGGAAAGGCGACCCCGGCGGCGTAAGCCGCTGCGATGTTGGCCTGTGATAATGAGGGATTGGACTTCGCATCCGAGATCCTCTCGGAGAGACTGGCGGCACTCTGGTCAATCGCGGCCTTGCCCGACTGCGGGGTTAGGGCGACGTCGTTTCGTATACCCGCTCGCGCCTCATCCAGAGTCGATGCGGGAACGTTTAACCGGAGAAGATCACCGATTGCGCCCTCTGCATGCAGGAGGCCTTCTCCGCTGACGACCGAGGATTCAAGAGCGTCGGTGACCCCATCAAGCGCTATATGCCGCAAGCGCGCCATACAAGGGACGTATATGGTCTGCCCGCTCACGTTGACCACTGGATAGTAGCCGAGCGCCCCCGTTTTTCCGCCCGCCTCATTGAAGCTGTTCGGATCATCGGCGGCGCCCGCGAGCAGCATGATCTGCCCGTTCGCCCATTCCTCGTAAGTCGCGAAGAGGTCAGCGTTCTGCGCCAGCAGTACGGCCAGCTGATCGTCTATTGCCATAGCCGCTATTCCTCGGTCGTGATGATGGTGACGCGCTGCGAGACGGCGCCGTTCCCGGCGGTGAACCCACGCGCGAGGGTGGCGAGAAACCGGCGATCGGCGATGATCTGATCCGGGTCGGTGTAGGTTAGGCTCGCCGACCAGTTCGCCGTGAAGGTGGCTTGGCCCGGCTCCCCCTCGGCAATCGGGCGGGAGCCACTGAACGTGCCGACGCCCTTGCTGATCGTAGGTGTCGCGACGTCGATACGGGCCGAGCCCCCAATCTCGCGCGCGAGCACAAGAGTGGGATTGCCGGTCTCGACACGAGTGCCGGTGAAGAAGTTGCCGTCCTGAGAGGTCGCGCCGTACGCAGCTGCGGCATTGTCGAACGATTGCTTGCTGCTAGCAGAGCCGCTGTAAGTCACATTCAACGACCAACTGTAAGACCAGGTCATGACGACGGTGATCTTGCCCCCGTTCGAGCCGAACCCGCCGGTATCGGCGATGACGTCGGCCCCGACACTGCTGCTCTGCCCGCCGTTCGTCAGCACCCCAGCGGAGAGCGCGCCGCCGAAATAGGCATCGCCGGTGACCGTCTGCCAAACGATGCCATTCGTGCGCGAGCACTGCGCGAACGGCATCGATGGGCCGAACCAGTCAATGAACTCGTTGCCGACGCCGAACCCGGTGCCGAGCACCTTCATCACCGACCCGTTGTTGAAGATCAGCTTCGCGGTGCTGACGTTGATCGTCATGGCCGCAAAGGTGATGTCGCTGATCTTGCCGTTCGAACCATCCGCGGCCGTGACGAAGATGCCACTGACGACCCCGCCTGCAGTGACAGCGAGCCCGGCACGGGCCGACAGGTTGCCGAGCGCGTCCGCCTGCGCCGAGAACAGCTGCTCCACCGAGGCCGTGCCGCCGCCGACGTTGTTCAGGCGTGCGGTGACCAAGCCGTACTGCTCCGCCCGCGCCTCGCTTTCGTCGGCGATCGCCAGCCCGAAGTTCGTCACCGCGGCGCCGATCGCCGTGCCGAGCGCCGTCGTGAAACTGGCGCTCAGGTCGGTGATGGCCTGCGCGCGCGCCTCGGTCTCCGACGAGATGGCCTGGTTGAACGTGGTGGCCGCCGCGCCGACCGCTTCGCCGATCGAGTTGGTGAAGGACGTTGTGAGATTGGTGATCGCGGTCGCTCGGGCTGCCGTCTCATCGCTTACCGCTTCCTGCACGAGCGTTATGGCGGCAGCCGTGTCCGACAGCTTGCCGTCGAACGTCGTGCCGAGGTCGGTGATGCTTTGCGCCAGCGCGTGGTCGGCATCGCTGACGACGAGCGCCAAATCGGTGATCGACCCATTCGTCTGCACTAGTGAATCCGAGAAGCTGGTCTGCAACGCGGTGATCGCCTGAGCCCGGGCTTCGGCCTCGTCCGCATCCGCCTGGTCGAGACGGGTGATCGCCGCTGCGGTGTCGCCGCTGACGCCGTCGACCTCCGCCTCGATCGTCTCGAACTTCTGCGCGAGCGACTGGCCGGGTGCGACGAGAACCGTCCCACTATTCAGAATGAATGCCGTGCCGGTCGAGTTCTTGGCGCCGAGCAGGGCGAAGACCGTCGCCGTGGCAAGTTCGCCTTCGATCCGCTGCGTCGTCTCGTTCTGGATAGCCACCCCGACCTGCACGCCGTCGAGATGCGTCAGGAAGTCGACGCGAGCTTTCCGTCGTTGCTCCAGCAACTGGCCCGACAGTGCAGCCTGGACCGTCTGACGCGCCTGTAGCAGGACGCGGTCGAGATCACCGCGCGCGATGTCGAGCGCGGCCTTCGCCGCGGCGATCTGCTCCAGCCCCTCGGTCGCATTGCGGCGAGCCTCGGCGAGGAAGTTGAGCACCTCGCCGACGGTGTCATCCGGCCCGAGCGGCGATGCAGGATCCGCGCTATTCGTCGCGCCGTCGTCGGGCTTCGGTTTGGCGGGGTTGCTGTCCTTGATGTTCTCCCACTCGACGCTGAGCGGCTCCACCTTCGCCGCAACGCTCAGGCCTTCGATCGACAGCGACAGCTTACTGACGCCTTCGCCCGCCTCGATCGAGAAGTCCTTAAAGAACCCGTAGATCGTGAGGCTGTCGAGCCCGGCTTGCCCGATCCAGAGCGACGGCCGCGCTCGTACCGCGGTGATGCGGTTGGCGACGGCATCGATCGCGTCCGTCCGGATTAGGGCCTTCGCGGTCATCCGCTTCGCCCACGCGCGCTGAACGATCGTCACCTCGCCGAAGTCGTCGACGTCCTTGCGGCTGTAATCGGTGATGCCCGCCGTCGGCGAGGCCTCAGTAATGCCCAGCGCGACGAGGCTACCGATCAGTAGCGTGCCGACCGATACCGTGCTCGGGCCGGTGATGGTCACCGTCACCGCGCCGGTCGCCGATGGCAGGTCAAGGAAGGTGACCGCACCGGCGCCGACCGCGAGCGTGCGATCGTATCCGGTTGCGCGCACCCGTACCGCGGTTGCCACGACGTCAAGCAGCGCGACGGCCTGGACGGTCCCGGCAGTCAGGGTGACCTCGATCGATCCCGTAGCCGTCGAGGCCGTGCCGAGCGCCTGATCGAACATCGCCCAGCGCTTGGTCGGCCCGACGTCAATCCAGAGCCCAGACGCGCCTGCCGGGTCGTTGCCCACGTTCGCAGCCTTCGCGTTCTCATAGACCCGGTGCGTGGCGGCTTTGATGACGTGGGCGCCAAGCGCGTAGCTGATCCCCGCAGACCATTCCGGGTAATCGTCTTCGATCACGTTGCTGGTCGCCAACACGCTGTTGGTCATGATGACCGGCTGCAGCAGCTGGAGAGTCGAAGCGTAGCCCGTTGGTGCCGGATCCCCGCCCGCGTCGGTCAACTGGTCTGTGGCAACCATGCCCTCGACGGTGAGGGTGCAGAAGCTGAGTGGCGGAACGGCGAGATCGATCTCGAACTCTTTGTAGAACCCGCGAACCGACAGGCTGTTGAACCGCTCGTCCGCAACCCACATCGCCGACGTCGCGCGGAGGTCCGCCAGGCGACGCTGCAACCCGTCGACGTCATCGAACGGCACGCCGAGGCGGACCGACATGCGCCGCGCGAACCCGCGCTCGACGACCGTCGTCACCCCGAAGTCGTCGGTGACGCGTTTGCTATAGTCGATGATGCCGATCGTCGGCGCCGTCTCGGTCGTGCCGAGTTCAATGGTTTCACCGCCGGCGGTAACGACCTTCACGCGGCGCTCGCCACGCTGATCGCCTCGCCGCCGCTCGCTGCGGTGACGTCCTCGAACTTCCGCGCGATCTTCGCGGTATTCCCGGCAGTCGTGGCGTGCCCGGTATTATTGTCGGCACGCATCTGCACGATCTCTTCGCGGAGGGACTTCACCTCTTCGAGCAGATCGTCGTTCGCGGCTGCCGGCGATGCCTGCGCGGCCTGCGTCATGGCCGCGGTGTCCAGGAAGGTGATGTTCGACTTGCCGGTAGGCGTCGATGGCGAGACCACCCCGGCGATGCCCTTGATCGCCGCGTTCGTGGCTTCGAGGGCTGCAGCCGTCTGCGCCTGGATACGGTCGAGTTCCTGCCGGCTAGTCGCCGATGCGGCTGCTGCGGTCAGCAATGCCTGCGACAGGCCCGGCAGGCTCTTGGCTGCATCCTGATCGCCACCGCGCGCGGCCATGTTCGCCGCGTTGAACTGCCCGAGCAGCTGGGCAAAGCCGCCGCCCGTATTGGTGCCGGTGAGGCCGCGGATGCGCTCGATCTCGGTGGTGATGCTGTCGCCGACCGACGTCCAGGCATCGGCGAGCGTCTTGGCTGCCGCCGCTGCCGTCTGAGCGTCCTGCACCGCGTAGATCTGCTCCTGTAGTGCGCGGTTCGACGGATCGAGCTTGGCAAGGTCGAGGGCGCGGAGGGCTGCGGTGTCGCCGGCCAGTTCGAGCAGCTGGCGTTGCAGGTCCTGCCGCTCGCTGGCGATGTCGGCCGCGCTCTTTGCCCCCTCCAGCGAGGCTTGCAGTTCGGCGAATGCCGGTGCCAGCTTCAGCAGCGTGGCATAGGTCGACTGCCCGGCCGCGGTCGTCAGATCCTGCGCTTCGACCAGTTGACGGAACCCTGCCAACGTCGATGGCATCGCCAGACCGAGGCTAGTGAACACGCCGGTCATCTGCGCCGTCTTGGCGGCTGCCTGCTCTTCCTTCGAATAGAAGGTCTGGAAATACGCGCTCGCGGCATCGGTCAACGCCGAGACGCTGTCGAACTGGTCGGCCAGGGCAAGCTTAACGCCGATCCCCATGGCCTGTGTGTTGGTGCCGAGCAGGGAGAGCGACGTGCCGACCGCCTCGACGGTCGATGCAACGCGGACCAGCGTCTCGAACACGCCTTCGCCCACCTTCTGGAACTGCTCGATCCCGGGGAATGCAGCAGCCGCCATGCCGTCCGCAGCTGCACCGAACACCGCCGATAGCTTCTCTTCGATCTGCTCGCCGGTGAGGCCCTTCAGATCGATTTTGCCGATGTTGACGATGAAGCCGTTCAGCCGCGCCTGGACATCGCCAGTGGCAACGCCGAGCGGTCCGGCAGCTGCCGCGATCGCGTCGTTGAACGACTTCAGGATCAGCGTGAACTGATTCTCAAGGCCCGCGTCAGCCGCGCCGTACTGCGTGGAATATTTGGTGCTGGTCGTGAGGCCGAAAAGCTTCTTCTTCTTCTCGACGTCCGAATAATAGGACGCGTCGAAGCCACCGCCGAGGATACTGCCGACCGACTGCGCGCCGCCATAGAGGCCGCTTCCGATGACGCTGGTCTTAGTGCCGAACAGCGATGCGAGCGCGCCGCCGAACACGGGAACGAGCGCCTTCAGGGTCGAGCCGACCGCGTTGGTCTTGAAGCCGGTGTTGACGCCTGCCGACGCGTCGATGTTGCCCGAGCGCACCACGAGGGCCGCAACGCCGCCGATCTGACTGTCGATGGACTTCAACGAAGCCGACATTTCGCGCGCGAAGGTGTTCGTCAACGTGTCGACCTCCTTCAGCGCATCGATCGAGTTCTTGATGCTGTCGCTCTTCGCCGAGGTGTCGCCGAGAACCGTGCCGGTGCCGGTGTTAGACGTGGGCAGCGTGTTCTTGCCGCCCCCGAACGACCCGGCGACCGAGACGCCGATGCCCGCCAGCGCAGCTACAGTTGCTGCTCCAGCTGCCAAATTAAGGGGAAACGGCAGGCTCTTGATCGCGTTCACGACCGCCTCGGTCGCGCCAACGGCGATCCGTGCCGCACCGGTCGCGAGCTTCGTGCCGGTCTCGATTGCGTCCTGAGCCATCGCGCGAAGCGACAGGGCGAACTGAATTGCGCGGAAGGTCTTCTCAGCGACCTCCAGAGCCTTGTAGCCGGACGAGCCTTCCTTAAAAAATCCCTTGGCAGCCGCAGCCGCGTCGCCGAACGCCGCAACCTGAGCACCGGACGACCGGAGAGCGAAGCGCGCGTTCTCGCGTGCGATCTGGGCCTGATCGGTGCCGGCTTCCTTGATGCGCGCTAGATGCTCAGCCTCTGCGCGCGTCCGATCAGCCTGATAGGTGGCGTAGATCGATGCCATATCGCCGATCGCACGACCTGCCTCGCCGAACGCGTCAGCCATGCCTTGCCCGGCCGACTGGACCTTGCCGGCTATGATGTCCCACTTATCGGCGGTGAACGTCAGCGCATCGTTATATGACCGCTGAGCAGCGGCGAGGGTCGTGGTCTTGTCGGCGATCTCGACCTGCTTTGCGATATACGCCGCTTGGTTCGCAAGCGCGCCCGGGAACATCTCTTGGGCTTCGCGGGTGGCGCGCGTCGTCGCGAGCGCACGGGTGCGGGCAGCATCGGTTGCACCGATCAGCGAAAGCTCTTCGCGGAGGTCGGCCAGCCGGTTGTCAGCTGCGGTATCTGCTGCGACGAACCGGGCGCCCATTGCGGCCGCGTCGAGGTCCGCTTGAGCGCTACGCTGCCCCTCGAGTGCCTTGGTAGCCTTATCGACTTCCTCCTTCAGGCCACGCTGCTGCGCTGCCTCAAGCGCGGCGAGCAACGGGAGCTCCGCGATGCGCTTCTGCATCAACTCGCCCGCGAGCGCCGCGGGGAGATTGCCAGCCGCCACCTCACCATTCACTTCGGTCTGGATGCGAGCCTGATCGCGCATCGCTGCGGCCGACTTGCTGGCGTCCGACACCCGTTGTGCGATCGAGAGTCGCACCTGCCGGTCAACTGCCGCCTCGATATCCGCCTGCTGCCGGATCGCCTTGCTTTCGGCCTTCACACGAGCCTCGGCGATCAGCGCCGCAGCGCCAGAAACGCTGTACGCATCCGCCAGCTTGTACAGGTTGCGGATCTGCGCCTCGGTCGCTTCAGCGTCGCGCTCTAGCGCCTCGGCATGCTTATCGGTCTTTGGCTTCGGGAAATTATTCAACCCGATTATCTTGGCGTTGTCCTTGCGAGCGTTCTCGATCGCTTCCGCACGAACACGCCCGCCAAGGCCCGTGAGGTACTTCTTGGCGGTGTCGAAATCCTTGCCGATGGTCTTTTCGATGAGCTTCGGGTCACCCTGCCCAACAAGCATCTTCGCGACGCCGATGATGCCGCCCTTTTCAACCTCCCCGAGGTACGACTTCATTCCCGCGACCGCCGCGTACATGCCAGCAAGGGCATTTACGCCGTACGACGTGAGATCATTGAGGATCGTCTTTACGTCCTTGCCCATGCCCTTCATGTCACCGACGAAGGCTGCCGCGATGTCTTTCCCGACGACGCTAAACAGCGCCTCGCTGGTGTTGGCCCAGGTCACGGTCGCGTCTTTGAGCTTGTAGAGCTCCTGCTTGGTGGCGTCCGCGCCGCCAGTGATTTTGCCGAGGTGACCCGTAAGCTGGTCGTTGGTGACCCCTTGGTTGACCCACCGGTTGAACAGCGCGAACCCGGCGCCGATGGCCGCAAAGCCGATCAGAAGGGGCGCGAACCGAAGCGTGAGAGCGCCAACCTCCTTGCCGAACCCGCGCAATCCACCTTCGCTCATCTGCGCGACTTGGAAGATCTGCGCACCCTGCTGGATGAACACTTGGAAGGGCTTCTGACCGGTGAGCAATCCTTGCGTGATATCCGGCAGCTGGACCGCGATATTCTTCAGCGCACCACCGCTCTTGCGAGCCGATGCCGTCATCTGATCGTGTTGCTGGGCTGCCATGTTCGTGCGCTCGATGAGCGCGCTTTCCGCGCGGCCCAACTCGGCCGCAGACGCGCCGGCTGCGGTCATGACGCGCCGCGCCTCGACGAGTTCGGCATTCAAACGGTTCTGCGATGCTGCCGCCGGGTCGATCATCGCGCGCAGGCGGGCCAGCGTCGCGGCATCGCTCGCAGCAGCAGCCTCTTCTGCTCGAAGGGCGGCGGCACCGCGGCGCGCAGCAGCTTCGAACTGGTCATGAGCGAACGCCGCCGACCGCAGGCGCTGGGCCTCATCGTCCCGCGCCGTCGCCGCCTGAGCTGCCTCGAACTCGCGCTGTGCCGCCGCGCCCTTGCGCGCGGCCATCTCGAACAAGCCGTAGGCGTGTGCAGCATCACGGATCCGTGTGGCCTCAGCCGTAGATGCAGCCGCCCGTTCAGCCGCCTCCATTTCACGCATAGCCGCCACGCCACGCCGCGCCGCTGCCTCGAACAGATCATGGGCGAAGGCAGCGGAGCGCAATGCCTGTGCCTGACGCTCTGCTGAGGCGACCGCCTGGCTAGCAGCCTGTTCCTGTGCTTGCGTCAGGGCCTCGGTCTCGGCGCGCGCCTTGCGGGCGGCTGCGAAGCGCTTGTCGTATAGGGCGGACTCCGCTGCGACGAGGCGCGCGGACAGGTCCGTATTGCCCTGCTTGCTGGCAGCGAGCGCAATTTCCGCGATCCGGGTCTCGCGCATTTCTTCGCGGGTCTTGCCGAAAGCGGCGGTCTCGCGCTCAAGCTGCCGGATCAGGCCCTCGCCGGCCTTCTCGGTTGCCTTCTTCTGGTTGGCGACGTTTTGCAGGGCGCGGGTCGCAGCGATATCGAACGAGGCGAACTCTGCGGCCGACTTGCCGAGGTTGACCATGTCTGACGTTGCGCGCGTGATCTTGCCAGCCTCGGCGACGACCTTTGCTTCGGTCGTATCCATGGCGCGCTGAAGTTGCATGAGGGCATCGACCGAGCCCCCGGAATTGATCGCGAAGCCGACCTCGAGCGTAGGAGTTCCGTCGTTCATGAGCAGCCTCCCTGTGTATCGACGCCCGAGCGTCGGCTTCGTTATTGGCTGGCTATCCCAGCAACCGGTCTAGGTTCGCTTCGCTGACGTCGCGCTCGCGTTGCGTCACGATGCCGCGCCATGGGGGCGGACAGGTCCCGCTCTCCGCGACACGCCCCTCGGAGAGGTATGCCGAGGATAGCTCTCGCATAAGGCGTGATTCCCACGGGGGCAGATTGATCATCGTCCGCTCGCACCAAGCGGAAATCTCTGACCAGCTGAGTACCGTGCGGCCCATGCCGTCGCTCTGCGTCATGCCCATTTCGATGAACCGGCCGATGATGTGCGGCGCTGGGTTCGGGGGCATCTGCGGCTGAATGCCGTCTTTCTTCATCTGCTCGCGCCGACTGATCGGGGGCGGTTGGTTTTCGAGCTTGCCGCGACGCGAGTTAGGGTCAGGCTTTGGCGTGGCATGAAGCCACGCCATCTGCCGGACGAAGAGGATTAGATCCCGGCCGAGCCGGGCTTGAACTTTCCCCAGTCACCGACAAACTTCGTCACCTGCTCCTTGATCCAGCCGAGGCCGGGATCCGAATAGACAGCGGCGTGCAGCGCGGCGCCGGCGAGCGGCTTCCCATCGGCATCCTCGTGCTCGATGTGGCGGAAGTCGGCAGTGAGGGCGGCGAGGTCTTCGGTGGCCTCCGAACGACGGTCCTCGATCGGCGCAAGGCTGACCTTGTTGTCGTTGTCCTGCATGCGCTTGATGGCGCGGGCGGTCTGGCGCTCTTCGACGCGCGCGAACTCGGGCGAGCCGGGGCCGTAGAGCTCGATGCCGACCTTCTCCTTGCCGTCGTACAGCAGCGCCCCATCGGGGCCCTTGAGGTGCAGGAAGGCGGTGGCCGATACGGCGAGCATTGCGATCTTCATGGGTAGTCCTTTTCGCGGGTTGCACCGACCCGCCCGCAACCCGCGACAAGCGGAGCGGGCCGATACCAGGGAACCGGCTTATTCAGCCGGGAGGGGGTCAGGCCGCAGCGGGCGCCTTGATGATCTTCGTGCAGATCTCGACGGTCGGCGCTGCCGTCACCATCGTATCTGCGCCGTCGATCGTCTCGGGCATGCCGAACGTGCGGCCCTGGAAGTAGCGAAGCGTTCCGTCCTGGCGGGTGACTTTGAAGCTGTAGAGCTTTTGCGTCTCGTCATCGGCCGACGTCTGCAACAAGGTCTGGCCTGCGTCGGCGCTGTCGAGCGCCAGCGATGGCTGGAGTGCGCCGTAATCGGCCGAACCCTTGTATTTTTGCTTGGCGCCCTTGAGCGGCTGAAACTCAACCTTCGCGAAGCTGGCGCCGATCGGGCCGATCTTCTCGATGTTGCCGATCTCGGTGAAAGTAAGGGCAGTGAACCCGGCGATGTCGTTCGTGGCGGGGCTGGCCGCCGAAATGGCGAGCGCAGAGCCCGCCGCAGTCATGGACGTCATGGTAATACCTTTCTGGGGCGGGCCGGGCGGTGCCGGCGGTATTCAGCCCGGAACCGGGCGGAATGGATCAGGCGACGGGCGGGGGCGCGTCTGCCTGGCTGGAGGCGGGCGGTGCGGCCGGCGCGGGCGCGGCGACAGCCTTCGCCTTCTTCGCGGGCCGGGTCTTGGGCTTTGCCGGAGCCTTGGCATCGGCTGCCGTCGGCGCACGGACGAGCCCGGCCGCCTCATAGTTACCGAACGCGCCGGTCTCGATCATCGGCGTGGTGCCGGCGACGTGACGGGTATCGGTGCCAATGTCGGTAAAGTCGCTGATGACGAAGGCGCGCTTCGTCTTGGGGTCGGTGTCGGTCACTGGTCTCTCCTCAGACTGGTTCGTCGTAACTGACGCGGAAATCTTGGGTCTGCTCGAAGCTGTCGGCAGGGCCTCGCATGTCGGGCCCGGTGCCGGCGGTCAGGATCGAGACGCGCATGACAGGCGGATAATCGCCGATGACACCCGCGCTGGACCGGCGGATCGCTTTGATCGCGGCAACCTGCTCGCGGTAGCTGGGTGCGCGCACTGCAACAGACACGCGCTCGGTCACGCGGACGAAGTCTTTCCGCTTCAGCATCTGGCGATCGGCGCTTCCAACGGACCGAACGAGAACAGCCGGCAGGATGACACCGTCGGGCAGCGCGCCCGCCTTGATCGAATTGGCTGCGACGATCGCGGTCAACGGCGCGTGCCCGCGGAGTAGCGAGCCCATGATATCGACGCCGTTCATGCGTCGTCCTCGACATCGGCAGGGCCCACGATCCCGGCGCGGGTGATGCGGGAATTGATGTAATTCTGCGCGGCAGAGAAGGCCTCGCCCTCTTTGCTGTCGAGGGCGGGACGGAGGAACGGATGAGCGCCAGCGCCGGGGTGATGCACCGTCTTGCCGACGAACGCGCCGCCGATGACGAGCGAACCTTCTTTCGTCTTGTCGTTGATCCGGCGAACGCTCATGCCGCCCCCCTGGCTGGGGTCGACGCTGATGAAATGCGGGTCGGTGCCGTATTCCTCCCACGGCGCGAGATACGCACCGGGGCCTTTCAGCTGGACCGCGCCGATCATCAGATCGCCCTCGCGCTTCGTTGCGACCTTCACCGCCTCGGCGACCTCGTGCGAATTGGTGTTCGCCTTGGCTTCCTCGGCGATGACGGTTGCGCCGGCGCGCGCGGCGCCGCGGAGAACCTTGGTTTCCAGATTGGCGGGCAGCTGCGCAATGAAGCGCCGCACGTCGCTGGATCCGGTGACCGTGGTCATGCGGCGTTCCCCGCCGAAGAATAGTCCTCGACCATGAACTCGACTTCTTCACGAACACCGACTTCGGCAGGCCCTGCGATGATCTGCATCACGCGCGGGAACGGCTTGGTCATGACGAACCGCATGCTGGCGTCGAGATCGGTGCGGAACCGCATACGGACGCGGGCGGGACGGGTGGCGATGTTGATCCCGTCCGCCAGCTTCTCGCTGCGACTTGGCAGGGCATCGACTACGCTGGCGGCGATCGGACGCCCTACGGCTTCCCATTCGCCCGACCCGGCTCCATCGAATGTTGTGTCCGCGACCGGCCGCTCGATCTGGATGCGGCGATTGTACCGGCTCGACCGGCCTTTCCCGACGGTCACAGGTTGCGGGCCCGAAAGTCGCGGCAGAGAGACTTCGCAGCCGTCTCCGCTTTCTGGAAGATGTCGCCGCCTTCGCGATCGGACTCGTACGCGCTGATGAGGATCAACATGGCGCGGCGGAAGTTCCCCGGAACGATGTCGCCGGGCTCGTAGCCAGCCCGAATAGCAACCCGCAGAAGCTGATCGGTCCGAGTAAGAGGCCAGCAAGATCCTTGCGCTGCGAGAACGCGCGCTGGTCGTCCGGTTCTGTCTAGCCGCACACCCGGCACCGCGACCGTGTCGTCATAGGTAACCATGGGCACGGCATCTGGCTTGACCGGCCACGCTCGAAGCTCAACCGCGCGAGGCGGTACGCGGAACACCTCAACCACGTCGCGCGCGACGAGAATATGACCAGTATACCTTTCAACCCATGCGGCAGCGTCGACGATGGAGACGTTAAGATCCGCGTCTTGCGAATCGTCGTCTTCGTCGAGACGGACCTGTCGGCGCGCGTCTTCGATCGAGACAGGAATCGCCATAAGCCACCTCGCAAAATAGGACGGCACCGACCGGAGCCGGTGCCGCGGGCGTCAGCCCTGTGCTTCGAGGTTCTTCTTCACCGCGTCCTCGGTGCCGAGGTGCGGATCGTTGAAGTCGATCTGGTTGGCGATCGCGGGCTGACCCTTGCGCGGGTTGTTGTCGACCGCAGGGTGATCGACGTCGATGCGCGCGACGATCTCCGGTTCGATGAACGCGCCGCTGGCGGCCACGTCGGTTGCGGGCGTCAGGGTGTCTTCGTTCATGCCTTTGGTGTCGGACACCCCGAGGACGTCCGAAGGCTTGATATCGGTCGTGTCGACCGTCGATTTCGTACCACTCATCTTGGTAGCTCCCATGTTTCGGGACCGACGCGCTGGCCGGCCCCGTCAGCTTCAGGTCGCGGCGCCGATGCGCAGCGCGCGCATGGCGGTCGGGTTCTTGACGCCGCCGCCCACACGCTTGGTCGTGTAGAAGAGGACGAACGGCTTCGCGGTGTACGGATCGCGCAGGACGCGTACGCCGGTGCGGTCGATGACCTGATAGGTCTCGACCATGTCGCCATAGAGTGCGGCGACGTTACCGGCCCCGACGTTCGGCATACCCGGCATGTCGACGACCGGCTCGCCGGCGAGCGAGGGCGGGACGCCAAGCGCAAGGCTGGGCTGCCACAGGTAGGCACCATCCGCGGTCTTCAGCTTGCGGAAGGCTGCCTGCGACGCCCGGTTCATGTAGAACTTGGCGTTCGCCAGGAACTCCGCGGGGAGGTCCGCCTGCAGGTCGAACAGCGCGTCGCTCGTTACCTTCGTCGCATCGCCCGACATCAGCGCGAGAATCGCGCCATAGGGGTGCTTTGCGGCGTTCGAGCCGCCCGTGACGTAGGTGAGCACGCCATCGGGCTTGTTCGAGCCGTCACCCGACAGGAAGGCGATGCCCTCCTGCTTGTCGAACTCGCCAGTCACCTCGTCGGCGAGCCATGCCTCGATGTCGATCTCGGCATCGTCGATGAGCCCCTGCGATGCCGCCGGGTTGGCGTAGATCTCGCCCATCGTGAAGCCGAGCGACGTGAGGCCGGGCGTCGTCGTCTGCGGGCGCGCTGCCGTCTCGCCGACCCAGCCGCTGCCGACCACGCCATCGGAATAGACCTTCTTGAAGCCCGCGCCGCTGATCGTGATGACCGAACTGTTCTGGCGCATCGGCGAGACGAGTTTCTGACGCTTGCTGATCGAGCGATCCCACTCGATCGGCGCCAGATAACCGCCTTCGCCGTCCGTCTTGGTCGCGGCTGCGCGCAGTTCCTCGAGCTTCGCGGTCGGCGCACCGCCCTTGAAGTACGCCTGGAACTGGCTGGTGTACTCGGGATCGCGGACCTGTTCGCCCTCGTCGTTGCCGAGCGCTGCTTTCAGGTTGACGCTCTCGATCGCTGCCTGAAGCTTATCGAGTTCCGCCTCGACCTTGCCGAGCTTCTCGGTGGTGACGACGTCGGTCTTGCCCGCCTTGATTTCGGCAAGCTGGTCGGTGTGGGTCGTCTTGAACGCCTCGAACGCTACTGCGAGCGCTTCGATGCTGTCGGGCTTCTTGGTCTGGACCTCGGCGCGCACGGCGATGAGGCCCCGACCCAGCGCGGACGTGCCGCACAGGTTGGTCAACTTGGTCATGTCTGTTCCTTCAGACGGTAAGGGCGGCAAGGAGGCGCGAATAATCGGCCTCCGGTTCATCGCCAGCGCGGGGCGTGGCAGGTTCGGTAGCGTTACGCGTACCCATCGCGCGGTACAGGTCGCGACGCGCAGAGCGCGGCACGGCATGCTTCGCGAGAAACTTGTCGAGCGAAGGCTTGTCGCTCGGGAATTCATCAGCGGAGGCGTAGACTGGCATCTGCGCCTCACGCTCCATGAGGGAGTCTGCGAGACCCGCATCAATCGCCTCCTGGCCGCGCAGGAAGACGTCTTGCCCAGCGATCATGGCCTCGAACTCGGCGATCGGGCGTCCGGACCGGGCGGAGTAGGTCTCGCACATGGCCGTATCGATGTGAGCCAGCGTCTCCCACGCGTCGCGCATCTCCGACTTGGTGCCGAAGAACAGCCCGCGCGCTTCGTGAATCATGATTTCGGCGTTCGCGGCAATCACGATCTCGTCGCCGGCCATTGCGATGACTGACGCGGCCGACGCCGCGATGCCAACGACCTCGACACGGACTTCGGCATCATGGCGGCGCAAGAGGTTGTACGCCGCCACGCCCTCGAAATAGTTGCCGCCCGGCGAGTTGATCTCGACCGTGATAGGCTTGCCCGCAACCGAGCGCAGCGCGCCCGCGATCCGGGCAGTGGTGATGCCGCCGCCGTCGCCATCGTCGCCGATATAACCGAAAATCGAGATCGTCGGTCGATCAGACGCCAGGGCCGTGACTTCGACCTTTTCGAAACCAGCGGCGAGAGCGCGCGTCTCGAACTTCCAGTCCGACCCGGAGCCGACGTTCGCAATTTCAGGCGGACGCTGAGCCGCAAAGACGGCGCGGAGTCTACTTTTCGTCATCATCTTGGTCCTCAACGATGGCCGCGGCTGTCGTTCCTGCGCGGGGTTGGAGGCCGTAGCCGTCCGGGTGCGGGTTCATGTCGAGCGCCTCGCGGGCCTCGTTCGCTTCCATGAATGGCTTGCCGCCGCCGCGCCCGAGCGCGCTGGCGAGGAAGTCGGACTGGTTCTTCATCGACCCGCGCAGCAGTGCGCGCTCGTTGAACTTGGCGTAAAGAACGGTGCCGTCGCGCGCTTGCTTCTCTTTCCGGCTGAGCAGGCGCCAGATGGCTTCCTCCCAGATGACGAACCAGGGCAGGAGGCAATAGACGACAAAGTACAGACCAAGCTGCTCGATGCCGCTGCCCCACGCAGTTTCGTCGAACATGAGCAGAGGGCGGGGGACGCCGGTAAAACGCGACCCCTGCTCCGCTTCGAACTTGCGCAGTTCGACGAGCTGGTTTTCGCGAGCGCTGCCGGAGAATGGCTTGGGCTCCATGCCGCCTTCCAGCAGCATCCATTCGCCGGCAGCGTCCTCGCCCGAATAGTCATCGCGCAAACTTGCTTTCAGCCGGGCGAATGCCTCGTCGCTGAGCTCGTCCTTCATCTGCAGGGCGCCACCGGCCATCACGCCCTTGGTGAGCATGCGCGCGACGGCCTTCTCGGCAACGTGCGCGAGGCCGATCGTGTCGGCCGCAACGTCGAGCAGCCCGAGACCATTCAAGCCGTCCAGCGATACAGGGGCTCGAAAATGAAAGACATCTTCCGGGCCCAGGGTCTCGGGACGACCACTCTTCGGCGTATGGCGGAACCGCAGATTGCCGCCGTTCCACTCCTTCTTGACGGTCCTACGCTCAAACGGGACCAGCGCCTGGATCTCGCCGTTCAGGCGCACGACGCGCGCATAGGCATTGCCGTCGAATAGCGCCGCCAGCTGCATGAAGCTCTTGAACTCGTTCGGCGACATTGCCCCATTACCGAGCGGGTCGGTCTTCAGCACCGAATAGAGCGGGTGATCGACGGCCTTCTCGGTTGTGCCGTCCGCCTTGCGGCGCAACAGGGACAGCGGCAGCATCCCGATCGATCCGGCGATCAGCGACGTACCCCGATAATATACCGAGTTTCGCATCGCCATGCGGTCGGTGACCGCGACGCCGGTGAGAGACTCGCGCCCGCCGCGCAGGAACGCGCCGAGCACTGGATCCTGATCGCCGCTGGCAATGTCGTGGACCGAGTACGCGTAGACGCGACGCTGTTCGACCGCTTCACGGGACGATGAGAACGAACGGCGGAACTTGGCCGCTCGCTGATAATCGGTGGGCGACATTCCCGCCATACGCCCTCCTTAGACCCGACGTATGCCGCGGGATTCATAGACCGATTTCTTCTTCGGCTTCACGCTGGACACTGCAGCGCCGATCGCCATCGTGGTGGTGACCATGCCGTCGATGCGTCCGCGTGATTTCTTCTTGTTGAACATGCGGTTGCCCTGGCCGTCCGCGTCGATCGCGGCGTTGGCAGCGCAGCTGTAAGTCACCGGCGAATTGTCGATGATGATGCGCTGGTCGAGGATCGCGTCTTCAATCTTCGTGATCGAATGCGGCATGCAAAGTTGCCGGTCTTCGAACATCACGCGCGTACCCTGCGCATGCGCCACGATCTTGAGCCCTCGACCAGTCGGCTTGTCTGGTCCGCCGTAGAGCCAGACCTCGAGGCCTACCTCTGCGCAGGCATCCATGAAGCTCGAAATGAACGCCGGATCGGCGACCATTTCGAGAACTTTCTGCTCGGCGTAGAGCTTCGAAACTTGCATCGCGACGAAGGTGTAATCGATCGTCGCACCTGGCGTGGCGACCAGAAACTTGTCTTCGACCCACTCGACGTAGGGCGCGTGATCGCGCTCCCCCTTCTCCTTGAGATGGCCGGGGGTCGATCCCGCCGCGGTCCAGTACCAGCTTTTAACCGCTAGCGGCTCGTCGCCGATCGGCTCCCAGGCTGCGCTGACTGCGGTCAGATCGTTCTTCTGCGAAAGGTCGATCGCCAAACGGCAGAACCGGTGGCGCATGGTGGCCTCATCGACCGGCCCTTGCACCGCCGCCCACTTGTCCTCGTCGATCCAGAAGTCGGCCGACGCGGTATCGACGCCGAAGTACAGGCGCAAAACGCTCGACTTGGTCGACGGGCGCAGCAGTGCGGAGGCCACCGTCTCGCGGATGTTCTCGATCGGGAAGGTCTCGCCCAGCGCGGGCAGTGATTTCTGCCAGACCTTCTCGTTCTCGAACACGGTCTCGCGATCGGCCTTGTCGATCCGCGCCACGAAAGCGAACGCCGTATCGTCACGAGCCTCGCCCTTCGCGATCTGCTGGTACATCTCCGAGTACGACGTGCCGACATGCTGCGAAGTGGCGGGCGTGTTCGTGCCCATCAGCATCAGCGCGTGGCCGGCGACCTTGTCGATGCCGCGCTTCCATGTCTGCAACACGTTCTCGTCGGTGAGCTCGTGAATCTCGTCACCTGCGACATAGTTCGGTCGCGGGCCGGAAAGGCTCTCGCCGCTGGCGATCGGCTGGAAGAAAGAACCGCTGTCGGGATGCTCGATCTTCCAGGCGTTCTCCAGTTCGCCGCGGATGACGACCTCGCCAAGGCCCTCGAGGCTTTCACCTTCGTCATGCTCGGGGATGGTTGCGCGACACATGGCCGCGGCGTCCCTGAACAACACGTTCGCGGTCTTCTTGTCCTCACCGATCGCGTAGCACTGGGCGCGTTGGATATCGCACCAGCCCATGATGTAGACGCCGATCGCGCCCATCAGCGGGGACTTCGCCTGGCCCTTGCCGGTCTCAAGCCAGCCCGACCGGAACCGCCAGCGGTCGGTCGCGGTGCGCCACCCGAACAGCGAGCCCATAACGAACGTGTGCCACTCGAGCGGGTAGAACGGCTGACCTGCGGAGGGCCCGTCTGTGACTTGAAAGACCGACGGCAGGAAGTCCAGCGCGTGACCAGCAGCGTCCGGGCGCCAGTAGATCCCGCGGCGCTCGCCATCCCGCATGTCGCGCAGGTGGCGTTCTGCAGCATGCCGGACGAGCTCGCCGGCAGTGAACAACTTGCCGTCGACCGCGGCCTTCGCCCAGGCTGTGGTCGGATCCGGATCGGCGAGGAAGCGATTAGCCACGCTGTTTTAGAAACCGTGCCGAGCCCGTGGTGCGGGCCTGCTTCTTGACCACCTTCGCACCCGCGCCACGTTCCCGCGGCGAGATGCAAAGCTCCTTCTCCAGAGCCTGCGCCTGGCTCGCAGCGTTCGACATTGTCGTCCACCATGGGTTGTACGTCGGGACGCCGGTCTTCTTGGCCTTGATGACCGGGCCAGATTTGATCACCTCCTTCGCGGACTGATCGAACGTGACGTATGCGACGACTAGGCGGATAACCGCGTGCGAGTTGGCGACCGCCAGTTTCTCGGCGCCGCGCATCTCGCTGATGATGCTCTTCCAGTAGGACGATGCGGCCTCGCGGTCCGGGGCTCGGCCGAAGATGCTGCGCCAGTTCGGCTCGGGCGGAACGCCGTCACCGCCAGCGATCTCGATGACGTCGGCCATGCGGACTCCAGCGGCGGCACGGGCCGAAACCCTCCCCCCTCAGAAATTGATCGCAGCGCGCATGCACCACGTGGTCGGTACGGGTGCCGACGGCCCTCAGACTTTACACCGGGGGGTGGGGTGCGCTCGGCGTGTCGAGTGCAGCCTTGAACTCTGCGGTGACCACGCCGTGCACGGTCTCACGAGCGATCTCATCGTCCTCGGCGAAGGTGTAGCCGCGCGCGTCGAGCTTGCAGCGAGTGACCGTGCCTGCGTCGACGTCGTACGCCTCGACGCGACCATGCTGATCGACGCCATCCAGGCGCACGACGATGCTCTCACCCACAGCGGGATCATAGTCAGCGTCGTGAACCGAGAGTGCGCGCGGAGGGCTGGACATCGTCAAATCGTTTTCACGAGTTCGAGCGCTTGGGACTCAGTGAAGCCCTCGGCGACATAGGCGAGGAACAGCGCGCGCTTGGCATGAGCAATGTGTGATGCAGCCTCGCCAAGGCCCTGCCAGATCTCTACCTGCGCACGGATAGCCTCAGGCCAATCTGTGCGAGGACGCTCGCTGCGGGTGGGCTCGTCCGCCATGGTCATGCCTTCCTATTCCAAGGGTGCAACGCGCTGGTCGGTCGGCCCGAACGATCAACGCCGCCAACAGGCCGCGCCGTGGCGCCCTTGTCAGCGAGCGTCTTGAGGTCCGAGCAATCCTTGCACAGCAACTGGTAGTTGGTGCGCTCGCCAGTGCCGCCCCGCGACAGCGGGACGATGTGATCGGCGATAGTGCCCAGCGTCTCGATACCGTTGGTCTTGCACTCACCCTCGCAGGTGACGACAGTGGCAAGCAGGTGGGCCCGCATCTTGTCGTGAGCAGTGCCATAGCCGCGCTGGTGGCGGCTGATCTTGGACCAGCCCATCAGCGGCCGCGCACGGCAGCCCGCAGGTCGATTGCTGCCTGCTCTGCCTCGCCGATCAGGCGCTCGCTTCGGCCCTGATGACGCGACCCTGAGGCCATGTCCTCGGCGATACGCAGCACGCGCATGCCGATCGCCTCGACGACTTCGGCCGTCGTGCTGCGCACATGACCGGATGCGGAAGGCTGCGTCGATGCCATGGTGCCTCCGTCGGGGTCAGGCAGGATCGGGTCGGTCGAGGACGCATGGGCCTGCGCACTCGACCGGGACAGCGAGGCTTTCATCTGCGCTGTCCGACTAGACGCTTGGCGGACCGCAATGCCGATGAGCAACGGTGCCATGCGACCAGAACAGTGACGCATCCGAGGTGGTGACATATGTGCCGACCTCCCTCGAACGCTGATCTAATACCGTAGGTCAGCGCGGGTGAGCCGCAATTGCGGTGCGGGCATCACCGCCTCCAGAAGTGCAGACATGCTTACGACCACCCGCGAGGAGTGGTCGATCAGGGATGCGGAAGAGCATGTAGCTCCACTTCGTCTGTCCCGAAGCTGCTCAAGCAGCGTCCCTATGAAGGGTGTTCGCGCTATGTACACCAGATGGGCGCACTCGCCAAGCCTCTACTTCCATGGTTAGGGCCCCGCCGAAGTGGATCAGCGCGGACGTGCCCCAGCCCCTTACCACCGTGCCCACTAAACCAGCGAGAGCGGGCATATCGTCGACAGTAACCTGCTGCCCCGCACTCAACGCCTTAACCTCCTGCCGCAATGCCTTGCGCCGCGCTCGCTCGGTGCCGAGCCGAGTAGCCCGCGCGCGGCGTTCCTCCTCCCGACCCTCGGCGAGGCGCTCTTCCGTAATTGCGGCCGTGGCCTCAGCCTCCGCAGCGACCAGCCCGGCTATCTGCCGCTCCCCAACCAGCGGCACACGGTCACCGACTTGCAGGAGGGAGAAAGACGGGTGAGGGCCGAAGGGCGTCGCGCTTGCCCGAATTATATCGTCCAGGCGATCAGCGCAGGCGAACACGAAGCCCGGGATAATTGGCAGATCGATCTCGAGCATCAGTTTAGGCTGCTTCAGTGCGATCCGCCGACGCTTCCCCGGCGCGTCCCGTTTGATCGTACGGCGCGGCGACCATGCCTCGATGCCAACGGATCGCAGCGTCTCGGCAAGCTTCAGCGTTCGCGCTGACGCCACCCTCAGGATGCACCACTCGTTTCCCCGCGCCATCGCCCTACCCCCTGCTCTTCTTGTTATTCGTCATGCCGCCATCTGCTCAGGCGGCTGCTCAGTCGCGCCGAAGGCTTCGTCGACCTGATCCTGCGTGATGAACCCGGCCTTCACGCCCATGCTGATGAACTCGGGCTTCAGCGCGCGGATCTGGTCGGCGGTGATCGGCGCGGCCTCGGCGGTCACTTCTCGGCGTCCGGTCCGCATAATTGCCCGCGCGCGGCGGATGGCCGACTCTTCGGGGCTGACCCACTTCGCCATGCGCTCCTTCAACTGGTGTACGGTGGGCATCCAGTCGAGCTCGTCGAGGCAGCGGCGGCAGGCATAGGCCAAGGCACGCTCGTCGTACCCGGCGAACATCGTCATGTACGTGTTGAACTTCAGCTTCCCCGAGACCTCGTCGGTGGCCTGGCTGGGCAGTGCTGCAGACAACCCGCCCAGCGACTGACGCACGAAGCGCTCGTCGGCGGGCTTGGCGATCGCAACAGCCTTGGCGACCGGCTCGATCAACGCGATGTCCTGCGCGCTGAACACCGCGCCGCTCTCAAACGCTCTGGCGAGCACGGTCATCACGCTCGGCGTCAATGACGGCATCGAGGAACCCGTTGCCGCGGCTTCGTTGGTGATCAGGTCGTTTGCCATTGCGGTTTCCGTTCTGTGGTCGTGGATCGAAGATTGCGCCCCAGCCGCGCTCGGCGGCGTGCTGAACGATGCGACCGGGCGGCCATTCCTCGTCCGAAAGCTTCTCGAGTTCGCGGAGGATGGCCTTGTGAGCCGTCGGGGTGTTGGCGAGGCGCTTCGACTTCCGGTTGACGAGGATGTCCGCCCAATGTTCGGGATCGACGCCATCGGGGCACGGGAAGCTGCTCGGACCCGCAGGCTTGCGAGGCGCCTGCGCGTCCAACATAGTTGAGATGGTGGTTCTTGGTAGTTTGGGTGCAGGTGGTGCGGGGGTAGGCGCATCCCTTGCGGGGCGCACTTCCTGCACCGGCGCATCTTGTGCGGGGGTGCAGGTGGTGCGGGGGTGTACGGTGTAGATGACACCTTTGCCCGGACGCTCAGTTCGGGTGAGATGTCCCGCAGCTGCCAATGCCTTCACAGCATTCTGCACTGCGCGTTCGGACAGCTTCGTCTTGCCGACCAGACCGGCGGGGCCGTTGATGCCAGGCCAGCACTGCGCGACGTCGTTCGCCATGATCGCGAGCACGTTCAAAACGCTCTGTTCGGGCGCACTGATCCCGGTGACGCCCATCGCCGCCCGACAAAGATCGAAGCCCGTCAGGATCGTCACGCGGCGGCCACCTCGGCAGGCTGGCACTCAGCACGGAGTTTGGCGGCGTGATCGATCATCTGCCCTGCCCGCGCCTCAAGTGCCGCCGCCGCCGCTTCGAGATCGTCAGACGATACGCCGCGATCGGCGGTCAACTTCGCCCGCAGGCTGCGCGGGTTGATGCTCAGAGCCTCGGCGAGCGCCAAAGCGCTGCCGAGCAATGCCCCGGCCTTCATCAGCCCGGCCATGCGTGGGACGGAAAGCATATGCGACGTGTGAGCCGCTTTTGCGGCTCGCTTAGAGGTCCGCCGCTTGGCCTCGTCTTCAGCCTCTTGCTTGCGGCGCGCGTCTCCGCGCTCGCGCATCGCCGAATTTAGTTCGGCCTCGAGGCGTTCGAGGTGAGCCGGTTTAGCGGCGCAGGTAGCGGCCTCAGCCTGCATTTGCGCAAATCCCTGAGGATACGCCGCCGAGCGTGTAGGACGGCCCGGCCGTGCGGAAGTCTGGGGCGGGAACAAGGCGTGCGCCGGCGGCGATGCGAGCCATCTGGCTCTCAAAGCTTTCAGGTGGCAGCGCCGGGCGGCGCACGACGAGCGCGGGTTCGACGACGGGTGCAACTGGTTCGGGAGCGGCGGGCTCCTCGCGCAAGTGCGGGCGAGCGATATTGGTCTTGCACCGCCGCGCCCCCGCCGCGATCATCTCGCGCCGAATGGTTTTCACGACACCGAGCGACACCCAAGTGCCGGAGACGGTCCGCTGCATCATGTGAAACACGTCCGCGCGCGTATGTGTCTCGAGCAGCATGCGGATCAGTGCGCGAGTTGCTTCGCCCTCTGCCTTGTTGACTGGCGTCGCCATCTCAGGCCGCCGTCGCGAGCAGATAACGCGGTTCAGGGCGCTGCTCGCCTTTCTTCTCGTATCGCTCGAAGGGGCGATAATCAGGAAAGTCGATCATGAAGTCGCGCGCCAAGGTTTTCACCGTCGCGGGCTTGCGTTTTAACGCCGCCGCAGTGTCGGACAGGGATCGACCGGCCGATGCCAGGCCCATGACGTACACCGCCAGCTTGGCGCGATCGGCGGTAACACCAGCTTCAGCAGCAACTTGGTCGAACAGGCGTCCGATATTATCCATGAGTGCCTCCATTGCGCTTCACGATCTGGGCGACGCGCTCGGCGGGAAGCGCGTATGATCGCGCGAGCGTCTCGATGTTGAATGGGCCGGTCTTCGACTTCACGTGCGCGGCGAGGACGCCCTCACGCTGAAGCGTAGCCTGCTGGGCCTTGAGCGACGTCTTCACGACACGGCCTCGCCGAGCAGGTCTTCGATCAGGAAGTGAGCGGCGAAATAGAGTTCCTCGCCCGCCTTCACCGTCTTCTCGATCGGTCCGCCGTCGGCGTTCCATGCGCGCGACGCCTTGCGGAACGCTGCCACAAGAGCGGCGCGATCCGGCTCAGGCCGCGGACTAGCATTCGCAGAACCGGGCTTTACCGGCGCTGCGCTATCAAGCGCTGTCATCGTCAGTCTCCGTGGCGGCTAACAGCCGCCGGTTGGTCCTACTGGTTGCTAATCATGCGCAGCCGCCGCCGGTCGCGCAGTCGATCGATGTGCTTTGCGGCGGCCTCAAGCTCCGGCCACATATCTTCGAGCTCTTCGTCGTCGATCACGCCGTCGTTCTCGAGCGCCGCCGACTTCTTTGCGAGCAGGCTGCATAAGGCGGTCACGCTTGCGCGATCGCAGCCCGCCGCGGCGTCGATCGGTGCCAGACGCATGCCGACGAGGCCCAGTGCCGCATTGGCAAACCGACCGTCCCATTCACGGCAGCCGCGAAGGAAGGACACGACCGGCATTTCAGCCAGGCCGGTACGGTAGCGCGCCGCAGTGTCCTCATGCTTCCCAAGCACCGCGCCGAGGTCGGCGTCTGTCGCCTTGTCCTCGTCCTTGATCTCTTCCAGCGCGTCGCCGATCGCCTTGAGGAGTAACGACGCGGGTACGGTGCGGTAGCGCCCGTGGATTTGCGGCGTGCTCATCGTCCATTACCCTCTGCATGAAGTTCGAAGCCATCCATCTCGCCTGCGCCCATCCAAGCCAGCTCTTCGCCGTACTCGTCGCAGTTGCGGGCAACGTGTGCGGGAACGCTGGCGAACAGGGCCGACACGACCTCGGCGATGATTGCGAGAATGCGCATCACGCGGCCCTCTTCCGAACGGCAGGCGCGGGGGTCTGCGACGGTAGCCAGGACTGCATCGTGACAGCGCCGCCGGTTTCGCGCTCAATCGCGCCAGCCACATCGATACTAGGGCGCACAGTCCCGTGGCGAAGCCGGGTTACTAGAGACCGATCTTTGCCGATCGCTGCCGCTAAGGCTGCGTCCGTGACCCGCTCGCGTTTCATATAGGTTGTGAGTGCGCTTGCCATGAACTCACAATGTGAGCCTAACGCACATTCGTCAATAGAAAAGTGTGCTGAATACGCACGGGACGCGGTTGTGCGCGGCGTTCACATAGCAGGGATGGATACTGCATGGTTCAAAGCGCGAAAGAAAGAGGTGAAAACCAGCGACGAAAAGCTGGCCTTTGCCATCGGTCGCGATCGCACAACGGTCACAAAAATCATCAATGGGACGATCCGGTTCGACATCGCATTCGTCGATGGCTTCGCCTCAATCCTTCAGGTGACGCCCGAAGAGCTACTGAGCCGCGTCGGCGTCGGCATGACTTCCGAGCAGTTGCCGGAGGCGAATGCCACCGTGATGCAGTTCGAAGGCGAGAGCCTCGAGCGGCCAAATGAGAATCTACCCGTCTGGGGCTCCGGCCTGGGCGCTGCCCGATTGTTCGAGGGAGAGGCTGTGGAGCAGACGGATTTGAATAGCGGATCGGTTCTGGAATATGTCCGCCGCCCCGCGATATTGGCTGGCAAGCGTGAGGCGTACGCGCTGCATGTCCAAGGCTCGTCGATGCACCCAGCCTTACCCGACGGCGAGATCGTCGCGGTTTGCCGCAATCGCCCGCTGTCGACCGGTGACAATGTCGTCGTGTATCTCAGGGATAGCGACGATGATGACGGTCAACGCTCAAGGGGCGTGCTGGTGAAGGAGCTCGTTCGCCGATCGGCGAGCTATGTTGAACTGCGGCAGTACGAGCCACGCTTGGACTTCCGCGTACCAATGTCTGACGTGATCCGTATCGATCGCATTCTTACCCGCCGGGAGATGATGACGTAACGCGCCAAGTCCACCGTGATAAAAGTGCGCTAGACGCACAATTATGATTGACGACTATGTGAGTATAGCGCACATGTGACCCAACAGGCCATACCGGCTTGTCGGGAGGTCGGCGTGGGTTTGCCCCGTTCAGCATTTCAAACTCGGAAGCCACCGCGGGCAGGTCGCCCAGCGTGGAAGTGTGCCGAGGAATACAAGCGGTGGCTGCGCAAGGTGCCGTGCGCCAAGTGCCTTCATCCAGGCGATATGGCGAACCCGATCGTGTCGGCCCACGTCGACCACGCCGGCGGGAAAGGTATGGCATCCAAGGCTCCGGATAGCGCCTGCATTCCGCTCTGCGACGACTGCCACAAGGCTCAGCATTCCTCCGGTTGGATGACGTTCGAGAAGCTGTTGCCGCTCGGTGACGCGGTCGCCCTGTCGTCGGTCTACTGGACCGAGTGGCCCGGCCGGTCGGCATGGGAGCGCGAGCTCGCCGCTAACCCGGCACCGCAGCGGGGGCGCGCAGCGTGACCGGCCGCACCATCAAATCCCACGATCCTGACCTTGATCAGACGATCATTGATATGTCGTCGACGTGCCATCGCCTGGCACTAGCGGAAGACCGCGTCGTGCGGTTGCGTCGCGCTGAGGATCACCCCGGCTTACCGTCGGCAGTCGCCCATGCTGCTGCGATCCGTGACACGCTTTCGACGCGCGCCGGGCGGTTGGCGATCAAGCCTGCGTCAGCGCTGCGCCTGATCATCGATCAGCACGAGTATCTTCGCCAGAAGATGGGTCGGCGTCCGACGATGGATCAGCTGGAGGCTTCAGTGGCAGCCGCGGCCGACCTTCTCGCGCGGCAGGCACTGACCGATGAATCGCTAGCTGCTGAAGCCGAGACAATCGCGCGCCGCAGCCGGCACCTGGGCGGGGCCGGGGTCGCCGCTGTCTCTTACCTGAGGGCCTGCGCATGAGCGCGCCAGGTTCACGCCCTATGGGCGAGGTCATCGGCCGCCAGCCGGCAGCATGGCTCGTTACGCCGTCGAAGACGCCCTACGCCTGGTATGGCACGATTGAGGACGGCGAGAAGGTCGGCTTCGGTGGTCATAGCATCAAGGGCGGGCGTCGGTTCACGAACGAGCAGGCGCGCGAGTGCATGAGCCGCGGGCTCGACGTGTTGACCGCTCCGGCGATGACCGTGCGGCGCAACGTCGGGATCTTGGAACTGAGCCTCGGAACGTTCCGCCCCCTGCCCGTCTATGAGTTCGAGTGCCCGATCATCCGCAAGCTGGCTGACGGTCGGGTCCGCGTCATCGCGCCCAGCGGTGCAGAGAAGCTGGTCGAGGGGGACGGCTGGACCTCGCCGCGCCGCAATAGCGGCTCAGCTAGGAAGGCTCAGGCATGAGCCGCCCAGCCCCCGCGTCGCCGCCCGTTGCCGCTTGCACCGATCCTCGAGCCCTCACCGAATTAATCTTCCGCACCGCGCAGCGTGGGAACGCGCGCCAACCGATCGGACGCCGCTCATGAACTGGGATCACGCAATGTACGCCCTGGGGGTCGCGTCGCTGACGGCGATCTTCGCCATCGCGCTCCGCATCTTCCGTGACGACCTCGTGCGTCACTGGCCTCGCATCATCCGCACCCTTCGCGGGAACGATGTGCCCGGCTTCGTGCCCCTCTCCCCGACTGCCTCGGTCCTGCCCCTCAGGACGTCTGTACCTCCGCTGCGCGCTGACGAGGCCGGTGCGCAGCCAACCGTTTCGAAGCGCGCGGCATGAAGATGTACAGCCAGCGCGGCCGGGGCTCAGCAGGCCCACGCGAGAGCAAGCGATCCCTGAACCGGGAAGACGTGCTCGGCTACCGCGCCCGCCTCATGCAGCAACCCCCGTCGCCGGAGCGCAGCGCCGCCCTGAAGACGATCCGCCACCAGTTGGTGAGCATAGACCGGAGAGTGACCAGTGGCTGACGTAGCCGACATGGCGAACGACGTCGCGCAGGCCGCGCTCGATCGCAACATCCGCGCCGCGAGCGCGCCCATCGCCATCGGTGCGCCAGGTGAATGCCGGGTTTGCGGGCTCGACAGCCTGCGTCTCGTCATGGGCCGCTGCGCTCCCTGTCGTGAACCTAAGAAGGGATATGCCCGTGGTTGATCAATCGAGCCCAGTGACGACATCAGAACAGCAAGCGGCGCCGGTTGCGCAGGAACAGGAGTCCGCGCTGGCCACCGCATTTTACCTCCTCGACGCGCTGGCGGGGGAAGGTCTCTCGCAGACATGCGACGACGGTCGCACGATTGAGGCCGATGACACGGTGCATGCCTTATGCTCGGCGTTCTACATGGAGCCGGACGTCGGTTGGTATCGCGACCTTGCCGCCGAACTCGCGCCTGTCCCCCTTCCTTGCAAGTCGGGCGAAGGTGCGGGGGAGGACAAGGGCAACCACGATTGCCTCGCCAAACGCCGCCCCGGTGAGCCAATGTTCATTCTGTTAGGGCGCGATCCCGATGCGTGGCAGATTGTGCGGGCGTGGGCAGCACGTCGCCTGAACGCTGGCGGCGATCCCGAGCATAGCATGCAGGGTATGAAGACCGCCAACGCCATGCGCGAGTATGCGGCCGACCCTGCCAACCGTCCGGCGTCCGCGCCTGATGCCAGTGCGTATCCCCGGCTAGATGCCACCCAGACGCGAGAAGCGGAGTTGGTGGCGGCGTTGAGCGGTCTGGAATTGACCGAGGATGGGTATTCGCTTCGGGTCTCATACGATGGCGATGCGGCCGATGACGGGCGCGCGATCGTCGTCGGTGGCGAAACCGTCGTCACGTTCACCGATAGCGACGAAGGCGAGGCCGTTCGCGAGGCGATCCTCAAGATCATGGGGAAGTCCGCATGACGCCCTACGAGCAAGGGGCCGCGTCCTTCAAGCGCGGTGAAGCTGGCCCGCCGATCCCGAAAGGTGACGCGACGTGGTCGGAGCGGCTGTTCAATCGCGGATGGTGTGACGAACGCGCCGCCCTCAACGCCCGAGGTGGGGCATGAGCGGGGGTGATGACCGCGAGCGTTACGCGATGGGCCTGATGGTCGAAGAGATGGGCGAAACGCTCAAGCTTATCGGCAAGGCGCTGCGTTTCGGCATCGACGCGCCGGGTCCGAACAACGCGGAGTATCAGGGGCGCACGGCTCGCCAGATGATCCCGCTGGAGGTTGGCGATCTGCACGCGGCGCTCCGGTTCGCTGCAATGGTTGGCGTGTTCAGCATGGGCGATGCCAACGCGTCGGAAGCGGCCAAGATCGACAAGCTGCTGAACCCGCAATCGAAGGATGCGCAGGGCAACCGTCTCGCGCCAGATGTTGGATATTCCGCATGACCTCCAATCCCAACCCGAGCCCCGAGTTGCGGGAGGCCCTTGAGGCACTGACCGAAGTGCAGCGCAAGGCGATCATCACTGCAATATTCGTCGCTGGCGATTGGATGCTTACCACCCAGTACGAAGATCATCCCGATATTGTCGAGGGTCTGTCGGAAGGTATCGCGGACCCGGTTTCCGGCATCTTCACCGCTTTTGGAATGCGTATCCGAGACGCGCTTATCGCTGGAGGCGAGCAATGATGGATGCACTACAACTTGCCGCGAAGTTCGGCCCGGTGCTCAAGGATTATTTGCCCGACCGAACACCGATCGAGCGCATGAAGCTAGCCGACGCCCTAGCCGCACTCCCGCAGACACTGCCAGCGCCGCCACTTTCAACCGAAGTAAAAAGTGCGGCAACCGGTTTTCACGAACAGGACGTTTCGTTGAAGGTGGCACTGCCAGCGCCGGGGGAGGGCATGGACTGGAGTGAGGCGCACGACTTCACGGAAAAGTACGGCTTGCCCGCGTCCTGCGTCCCGTCTCTCGCCACCGTTGCGGCAGCGAATGACGAAGGGGTGGCGCGGGCGTTGAAGGCGGCTGCGAAGGTTGCCGATGATCTGTGCGCCGATATGACGGCTGAGGCGGACGCGGAGCCGGGTGTAATAACGAAACTGCTGCATCGAGCGTCCGCGCAAACCGCCGAGAAGATCGCATCCGCCATCCGCCTCTTGTCGCAGGGAGGGGGGAAGTGAAGCCGTTTCGCTGGGAAGCCGAGGCGCTTGCCGATGATCCGTTCGCCGGGGACTTCGGCAACGGTGAGGTCGCGCTCTCCGACAAGATGGTTACGACGCGTGGAGGCGGCACTTGCCACACCTGCGCCGGGGAATGCGAGCCGGGGACGCGCAACCGCGTACTGACCGAGCGCGGCGACGAAGGGCTCGAGACGTTCCGCTGGTGTCAACCGTGCTGCTTCGCGATGGCGGTCTATGGGATACGTCCGAGCATCGGTGACGCCCGGTTCGCTCTTGGTGAAGAACGCCGCGCCGCTCGCCGTCTCGCCACCTCACGCTCGCAACGGGTAGATGAATCATGAGCTATCGAGGCTTCACATATCCGCTCAAGCCGGCGCCGGCGCAGGAAAGCGTCATGGCGCAGACGGCAGGCGTGTGCCGTCTTGTCTGGAACCTCGCCCTAGAGCAGCGCCGCGACCACTGGCGGCGTTACCGGGCGGTTACTGGCAGCACGCTGAACTTCGTCGCTCAGTGCCGCGAACTGACTGCGCTTCGGAAGGAGGTCGAGTTCGTCAACGCTGTGAGCCAGAACGCTGCGATCTATGCGCTTCGTTCTCTGGATCGCGCCTACCTACAGGCGTTGAAGGGTGAAGCTGGATTCCCCGGCTTTCGCAAGCGGGGCGTTCACGAGTCCTTTACCTTCTACGGGCGCGAGGTCCGCGTCGAGAAGATCAACGCCCGGTGGGCCCAGGTTAAGCTGCCCAAGATCGGCTGGGTCCGCGCTCGGATGCACCGGGCGGTCGTTGGCGACATCGCTGAGGCGACTGTTAGCCGCACTGCCAAGGGCTGGCAGGTTTCCTTGTTGTGCAAGACAGGCCCGGCAGTCACCGACGTTGGCGGGGCTGTCGGGATAGACCGCGGCGTTGCAATCCCGCTGATGCTATCCGATGGCACGAGCTTCGCGCTACCGGCCAGAGTGTCGAAGATCGGCGAGCAGATCCGCAAGGCGCAACACCACTCCAGCCGTGGGCTCCGTGGATCCAAGCGTAACGCCCTGGCGAAACGGCGCGTTGCCACCCTGAGGGCTTTGCAGGCGCGTGTCCGCAAGCATTGGGCACATGAGACAACCACCTCCATCACTCGCCAGTATGGCACGGTTGTGATCGAGAGCCTGTCGACCAAGATCATGACGAAAAGCGCGGCCGGTTCGATTGAAGAGCCGGGGGTGAATGTCGCCCAAAAGCGCGGCCTCAACCGGGTTATCCTCAATGTCGGCTGGCGCCAGATCGAGACGATGCTTTCGTACAAGGCTTACCGACTAATCAAGGTGGACGCCCGCTACACTTCGCAGACCTGTTCGGCCTGCGGGACGGTCGACAAGAGGAGCCGCAAGAACCAAGCGAGCTTCGTTTGCACAGCGTGCGGGTATCGCGGCAATGCAGACCTAAACGCTGCCGTGAACATCTTACGCCGGGGGAGTGCCCCGGTCGTGGAGGCTGGCACTAGCCAGTCGTTGAAGCGAAAACCTGCTGGCCGAAAGGCTGGCGATCCTGACCCTGGTCAGGTGGACGCTAGTCGCAACACGAAGGGACGAAACCAGAAACCGCAGGAGCCACGCCCATGACCCGGAACCCGACCACCAACACCGAGGCGGGGGCTGTTGCAGGCGTGGCGGCGAAGCTGACGGAGGCGCAGCGGGAAGTGATCCTGTACGGCGAATGCGCGAAGTCAACAGGCCCATACGACTGCATCTGTGGTGCAGATTTCGAAACGCTGCCGAGTGACCTGGTGTGCGCCAGATCTCGCTTAGAAGGGGGCGACGGTGCAGTCGTCCTCACCCCGCTCGGCCTAGCAGTCCGCCAGCACCTTGAGCAGGGGACGACGGCGGGGGTTCCCGAACTCAACGAGCATATGTTTGGACAAGGATCGAACCAATGACCGATTCTGCACGCGCTACGGCTGCGCCCGACACCGATCGCCTCGTCATGCTCAAGGTCGTCGAGGACATCGTCGGACTGAAGCGGACCCGGATCTATAAGCTGATCCGCGAAACCGACTTCCCGCCGCCGTATAAGCCGGGCGGCGCGGGGTCGCGGTGGAGCGAAGCTGAGGTCCGCGCCTGGGTTGCTCGTATCAAGGAGGCTCGGGCAGCGTGAAGCCCGCCGCCGCCGCACCCCGCGCTTATTACAACGAGCACGACCCCTTCGCCGCCGCATGGCTGCGCGAGCTTATCAAGGCGGGGCACATCGCCCCCGGAGACGTAGATGAACGCTCTATCGAAGATGTCTGCCCCGACGACCTGGCCGGATATGTTCAGTGCCATTTCTTTGCGGGAATTGGCGTGTGGAGCCATGCTCTGCGTCTGGCCGGATGGCCGGATAACCGAGCGATATGGACGGGAAGTTGCCCGTGCCAGCCTTTCTCCGCGGCTGGCAAAGGCGCTGGGTTTGATGACGAGCGGCATCTATGGCCTGCGTTCTTCGACCTCATCCAGCAGTGCAATCCTTCAGTCGTCGTTGGAGAGCAGGTTGCGAGCAAAGACGGCCTCGCTTGGCTCGACCTTGTATCAGCTGACGTGGAAGGATCGGGCCGGGCCTTCGCAGCTGCCGATCTGTGCGCTGCGGGCTTCGGTGCGCCGCACATCCGCCAACGATCCTTCTGGGTGGCCCACGCCGAGGACGGTCACGGGCGGCGCGGAGAGCGCGGAACGGAAACAGGAACTGGGGCGGACGAGCAGCGGAGGCGGGGACATCCAAGCGGCCGCATTGCTGGCAGGTTGGCCTACGCCGGTCGTCCGCGATCACAGGAACTCGGCGGGCGACGGATCGAACCCGCGCGATTTACCGCGACTGGTGCCACTTGCCGGCTGGCCGACCCCGCGCGCGACGGATGGCGAGAAGGCGGTCAGGACAGCAGACGGATCGGACCGGGAGATAGCTCGGAAGGGCGGACCGCAGGATCTCTGTCAGGGCGCTCAGCTGACGGGGTGGGCTTCGCCGCTGACGTCGGAGGATCGGAAATCGACGCGAGCTCTGACGCCATCGACGAACAACGGCCGCCGATCGGGTGGCGGGCAGTCGAGTCCGCCGGGCCTGGGGCAACAGGCGGAAATGGCAGCCGGCATAGTGGCTCCGGAAATGATCGCTTCGGGATTGGCGGCAACATGGCCCCAGTGGAGCGGCCCTGCGCGACTAACGGCTTTTGGGAGGATGCTGACTGGCTCGGATGCCGGGATGGAAAGTGGCGGCCAGTTGAACCCGGCACATTCCCGCTGGCTCATGGGGCTGCCAATCGAATGGGACGTTTGCGGGGCTATGGTAACGCGATTGTCGGCCCGGTCGCGCAAGGCTTCATCGAAGCCGTGATGGCGAGCGAGACCGTCATGGAAGTCGCAGCGTGACCGCCCAGCGCTACACCGCCGCCGACGTCCGCGCCGCGTTGATGAACCGATACCGGGCTCCCGAGTGGGCGACGTTCTTCGAGGTCGCCAACTCGACCGGCGGCGGTGCGGTGCGATCGGCGGACGCCGTGGCGATGAGCCTTTATCCGTCGCGCGGCCTCCGCCTCCACGGGTTCGAGATCAAGGTGAGCCGGTCCGACTGGCTCCACGAATTGAAGCAGCCCGACAAGTCGGTCGCGGTGCAGCGGTTTTGCGATCATTGGTGGATCGTCACGCCAGCGGACATCGTCAAGGAAGGCGAGTTGCCGCCGACCTGGGGGCATCTGATCCTCAAGGGCAATGGCCTCAACTGCGCCGTGAAAGCCCCGACGCTTGAGCGAGATCAATGGGAGCCCGCTTTTCTCGCCGCACTGCTGCGCCGCGGACACGAAGCGCGCGAGAAGGCCATCCGTGACGGGGTAACCGAGGCGATGGCCACGGAGCGCGCCGAGATCGCCGCCGAGGTGAAGCGGCGCGTCGACCGCGAGATCGACTTGCGCGCGAGCCGGCATGACGAGGCGGTTCGCGCGCTCGATGCGATCCGTAAAGCCGCCGGGATCGAGCCCGAGCGCTACTTCGACGGTGAAGGCTTCGGAAAGGCAATCGCAATGGTGCATCGCGCAGGCGTGGTTGAGACCTATGGCGGGCTGAACGCCCTCGCAAACCACGCGCGCCGCCTGGTCGAGCAGATCGAGGCGGTCCGCGGTCCTATCACGCAAGGCGAGCACGCATGAGCGACCTAGCCGACACCCGCCCGCCCGCAATGGTGAAGGTCGAAGACGCATGGATCCGCGCCGCCGACGTGTCTCACATGAAGATGGATCGAGGTTACAGCTATACGAACCTGCGGATCACGATGCGAGATGGCACCCTGTTCGTCGTTAGGGATTGGCAGGGCAGTGCGTCCGATGTCGAGCGTCGCTTGCTCGAGGCCATCGAGGCCGGTTAACGTGGTAACATGAATCCTTGGATCGATCTATTCCGGCGATGGTATCAATCTATCATCGTCTGCGCCGCCGTCATCGCCTTTTCTAGCCAGCCCTTGATGCGGTTCTACTCACCGGTTCTACTGCTAGAGGTTGGCGTCACCTTCACGATTGTTGGCGTTGGCTTCGCCTTTCTACGCGGCCATTTGGAGGAAATGGATAGACCGACTGGCAGGTCGCACCCTCGTCAGGTGGTGGTGGCGGCGGTTCTAGCCACGTTGCTCGGGCTTCTCGCCGCAACCGGCTTTTTCGTGGCCGCGTCCTCGACGGCAGTCAAAGACTCGCGCGCGAATGACGCTCGATGCCTCGCAATCCAACGGGATATGCTGTCTGCCAAACCTCGACGGAATGATGATCCGGATATGTTTCAGGCTCTCGCATGCCGTCCCCAGGGGGAGGGCAGCGTTTTCGCTAAGCCTCAAACGCCGATCCCTCTGCCTCAAGATTAAGAACGTCAGATCTGACGCCGCGGCCCCTTCGGCGAGGTATCCGCCCAGCGGATCGGCTGGCCTAAATGGGCCTCGGGCGTAGTGAGATCCGCCGCGATGATCTCCGCCCACTCGCACGCGAGCTCGCGCCGCCGGGGCATGTAAGCCGCCCGATTATAGGCGCCCTCGACCTTATCCTTCGGGACGTGCGCGAGCATGAGATCGATGATCGCCCGATCCGGCGATGCCCCCTTGTGCCCCGCCTCGCGCCACTGCCGATCGGCGCGCTCGTTCATGACCGTCGAGAACGCTGCGCGGAAGCCATGCGGGACGTGGCGCGCGTGATACCCTGCGCGCTTGAGCAGCGCGTTCAGCGTGTTCTCGGACATCGGGCGATGCAGGTGACGCTCGCCGGGAAAGACGATCGGCAGGTCGCCGGATAGCCGCCGCACCACGCGGAGCAGGTCGACGGCCTCCGGAGCGAGCGGGACGAGGTGGTCACCCGCCTTGTCCGCCTTGCGGTCCTCGTCACCCTTCATGCGTGCTGCGCCGATCCGCCATAGAGCCGCCGGCGAGGGAGCGTCAGGCTTGCCCCAGTCGATCCCCTCGATCTCGTCCCAGCGCGCACCGTGAACCTCGTTCGGCCGCACCGCCGTCAGGGCGATAAATCGGAGGGCGAACTTCGTCAGCGCTCGGCAGCGCTCATTGTCGCAGTTGACCAGCACGGCGCGGACCTGAGCGATCCGCTCTTCCTGATCCTCGATCCCGTCGATGATCGACGGCTGCTTCGTGGCGCGAGGCTTCTTCTTCAGGGCCTTGCCGAGACTAGAAGCCGGGTCGGTGTCGCAGAGACCCGCGGCGATCCCATAGACGAAGACCGACGACACGCGCTGGCGCAGGCGGTGCGCGGTCTCGATCGCGCCGCGTTCCTCGACCTTGTTGAGCACGTCGAGCAGCTTCGGCGCCAGGACAAGCCGGATCGGCAAGTCACCGATCAGCGGGAAGATGTCGTTCTCGAGGCTTTCGATGACGTCCGCCGCGTGAATGGTCGACCAGTTCGCCTTGCGCAGCGCGTGCCAGCGGCGGGCGACGATCTCGAACGTGTTGCCGTCCGAGATAGCACGAGCCTTCGCGGTGATCTTGCGCTCAACCGACGGGTCGCGGCCCTCGGCGAGCGTGGCCTTCGCCTCATCCCGCTTGCGGCGTGCATCGCTCAGCGTCAGCGCCGGGTACGATCCGAGCGACAATGTCTTCTGAGGCATCCGGCCGCCGGGCTTCGTCGGCTCGCCATACGCATAATTCATCCGCCAGTGACGGCCGCCGGCAGGCGTGACGTAGAGATAGAGCTGTCCAGAATCGCCCAGCTTGTAGGCTTTCTCCTTGGCCTTCGCGGCCTTGACCTTGGCATCGTTCAGCAT